AGAGCTAGAGCTATCAATGCTTTTGGTATTAAAGGTGATTTCACAGACGCACAGAAGACTGTAGAAGCCGACACTACTGGTCCCGCTGCCCCATCTACATTTACCAAAACATTATCAGGTGGTACTGTGTTTTTTAGTTGGACTGCTTCCAGTGACTTAGATCTGTCGTACTACAAACTATGGCATAGTTCTTCTACTACAGCTGCATTTAACGATGGTTCACCTGTTGTCATAATAGATAAAATAGCTAGACCAGCAACATCGGTAACCTATCCAGCTTTATCGGGAACGTTTTTTATTGAACCTTATGATAAATCCGGTAACGAAGGCACTTCAACATCTCTTGTAGTTTTACCCTCTGATCTACCTGTACTTGGAACTATACAAACTGACACTGAAAACCCAAGTTTCGCTGGTAGTAAGACTAACGTAGCTGTAGCTACAGGTCCAAACCCTGATGAATTAAGATTGTCTAGTTTTGCTACTGCACCTTCTACAGGTACATATGAGTTCACAGGTTACTTAGACACATCTTCAACTAGAACTGTAAGGGTATCAACTAACTTAACATTTATTAGGCATCACGCTAATGCTTCTGGAGGAGTAGTTAATTGGGATGACATCCCTAACAACTGGGATACTTGGCCTAATAATTGGGACGATTGGTCAGATGAAGACCAGCCCTACGGTGACTTCAATACAACCATTTATGTATCTGCAACGAATGATGACCCTGCTGGTTCACCTACATGGGGAGCTTGGCAAATAGCAGCGGGTGAAGTAACAGGAAGAGCATTTAAATTCAAAGCTGAACTCGACAGTACCAGCAACAACGTATCACCAAGCATAAGCATCTTGGAAGGGATAGTGGAATACTAATATGGCACAACATGACTACAACATAGCTAATCAAACAGCAGCTACTGCTAGAACTGACATTAATAATGTACTATCAGCTATAGCTACAAACAACTCAGGAACTGCTGCACCTAGCACTACTTTCGCTAATCAATGGTGGTATGATACTGATGCTTTTACCTTATACATAAGAGCAAATGGTAATGATGCTTGGATACCTGTAGCTTACCTAGATCAGACAAATGACAAGTTTCGTATCCTAGATGACACACAAGTAGTGAATACCTCTGGCACTCAAACTGGTCTAATAGGAGATCAAGCTACATCCACATGGGAAACTGGAACAGGAACTACTGAAAGTCTTATATCACCAGCTAAATTAAAAGCTGCAATAGTATCTCAGCCTACTGTTACTATCGTGCGAGGGGCTACATCAACTGCTACAACCTCTCTGAGGCACGTAACTAATCATGGCCAGTCCTCTAGGCCAGATTATGTTTGGGCTGAAGTGATTATTACTACTGCACAGCATGGGTATGCGGTTGGTGACTGTATTAAAGTTACCAATGTCTATGAACGAGATGAAGATGACGTACATACGGTTCTTTGGGGTAATAGCACTCAAATGGGGTTGTCTACAACTACCAGCAACACTTATATGTATGTCGCCAATAGGTCTACGAGTGCAGACCAGTTATTGACAGGCCAGTCTGTTAGAATTTGTGGAGTTTGGTACGACTGATGTTAAATTTTATATTGTAGGTTATTAAAGTAGATAATAAATGATTGGTCAAAAGATTTCAGAATTAGCAGCGCAGGAGGCGTAACACATGGCATATAAACTAGGAACACGTAGCTTACAGAACTTGTCAGGTGTAAACCCTGATATGGTAGCTGTAGTAACTAAGGCAATAGATATCACTGAAGTAGACTTCACAGTTATCGAAGGTATTAGAAATATTGATCGTCAAAGACAACTACTCAAAGAGGGTAAGTCAACTACCCTTAACTCTAGACACATCACAGGTCATGCTGTAGACATGGTTCCTTGGCCTGTAGACTGGGAAGACCTTGCTAGGTTTGAAACTATGGCTGAAGCTATGAAGGATGCAGCAGAAGAGTTAGAGATCCCTATTGTATGGGGTGGTGACTGGAAGAGCTTCTATGATGCCCCTCACTTTGAACTTGACCGTAAGAAGTACCCAGCATGAGTAGAGAAGAAGATAATTGGCACCTCTCCAGAAGTGTACCTATAACTCTTATCTTCGGTCTTATAGCGCAAGCAGCAGCTATAGTCTGGACTGTGTCTATGATGATGTCAGACATTGAACGTAATGGTGAAGAGATCATGCGTATGCAATCCAGACTAGCTAGTGTGGAGGACGCTACACAAAGACAAGCAATATCTATGGCCCGTATAGATGAAAACATTAAAGCAATCCGACAATCAGTAGAGAAAATGGCTAATGACCAGTAAGGATTGTTATGATAGACCCGTTTACAGCTTTAGCTGCGGTAAAGACTGCTGTTAGTGCAGGTAAAGAGCTTGTCTCAGTCACTAAGCAAATTGGTGAGTTCTTTGACGGTGTTGATGAGCTAAGGAACAACCACAATAAGAAAAAGAACAGTCTCTTCTCAGGTGATGATGAGAACAGCATGGAGACTTTTGTGAAGCTACAGAAGGCTAAGGATGCTGAAGAGGAACTTAGAGCCATTGTGATAGCTACCAGAGGTTACTCCGCTTGGGGTGAGCTACAGGAAATAAGAGCTAGGACACGTAGGGAACGTAAAGAGAGAGAAGCTGCTGAGAAGATCCGTAAGCAAGAGATAGTAGAGAAGGTGGTTGTTATCGGAGGTACTCTAACTGTGTTGTCTATTATAACTGGGATAGGTGTGCTTCTGATAATGTCATCAAAGGGAATGTTATAAATGTCTGACGGGTTACAAGGTATTGGCTCAATGCCTTTCAACATAGCAAGTGATATACATCATCAATCTAGGGTTCGTGAGAGTATTAATAACCACTTGGTAGAGCAGAGAGTTGAAAAAGAGCACAGAGCTAATCACAAACACCTAGAGTCTCTTAGAGAACAAAGACTAGATTTAGCTAAAGGGTACGATAGGTTTGGTGCAGAAACCCACAGCTTAAAATCAGAGTCTACTACTTTAAACATAGAGGTTTAATATGACAGTTGCAATGGAACGTATACTAGCTTGGAAACTGCTGCCACGGCTTATGATGATAGTGATGACCCTTATGTATATACGTGTAATAGAATGGGGCATTAGTTTAGATGACTTAAGTACTCAACAGAGCGCTATGATTAGTGTCGTAAGTGGCGCTATGACTGGTACGATAGCTGTTTGGTTAGGGAGCGAGAAGAAATGATTGGTCAGATAATAGGTAGTGTAGTTGGTCTAGCAACAAGTGTGATTGACAGTAAGACACAGATTAAACTTACTGAAGCTGAGATAAAGAAGAAACAGCTTACAGGTGAGATAGACTGGGATCTAGCTGCTATAGAGGCTACAAAAAACTCATGGAAAGACGAATGGATAACCCTACTGTTCAGTATTCCCCTGATACTAGCCTTTTGTGGTGACTGGGGCAATGCTATAGTACAGGCTGGTTTTGCGGCACTTGAGACTATGCCAATATGGTATCAGTATTCCCTTGGAGGGATCGTATCAGCATCCATAGGAATCAGATCAGTATCTAAATTCTTTGGTAAATAAACGCTTGACACAGAAGCGAGCTTAAAATAAGGTGTTGTTAGTCGGTTGCTCCTCTAATCGACTTTTTGACTCCTCCCAAAACTAAGGCCCCTTGGATTTCTCCTTGGGGCCTTTTTCTTTATGAGTTTTTACCCCATTGATGACAGAGGTAGTCTTTAACTACCCACCTATTCCCTTCTAGGGTCTGTATACCTAGAGCTAGGGATTTAAGGCAAACATCCTCTGAAGTATATAGAACAGAAGGTGATACACTTTTACAAGTTGTGGTGTCTAAATGACAAGTAAGTATTATTGCAGTCCACACATAAAACTCCTTTCATGTTATTCCTCTTCTATCATGGCTGCTATTGCAGCATATATGTTTGAGATTGCCTCTTGTTGTTTTATAACCATCCAAGACAACCATAAAGTGACACCTAAATGCGCCAATACCAAAACTTCAAAAACAGTAACATCAATATTCATTTATGCGATTCCACCCATCGTTTCCGTAATCTATTAAGATACCACAAGGCTTTGTCAATATCTTCTAGGCCATTCTTGTACTCACATCGCCACATATATTTCAAAACATTAGCTGCATGAGGTGCTATACTTCCTGACATATTTTCCGTCATAGCCTCTATAGCATCAATACATTCGATACCTGCTTGATTGTAGTGTACTGGTTTATTAACAGGATCTACTTCATTGTCAAGTTTATCTAAGTCCCACTTTGCCATTTTATACCTCTAGCAATAATTCAGATATTTTCATATTGTACGCATCAGACCTGAATGTAAAATTGTTTGAAGGGTCTTTAGATCCTTTCTTA